GTCCACTTGTATTTGAAGGTGCAACTGCAAACGCTTTTGAAACAACTTTTGCAATTACAGATCCTACAGCAGATAGAACAGTTACAATTCAAGACGCTTCTGGTACAGTCGCATATCTAACAGATATCACAGGCGGTGGTGCTTCAGAGTTCTCAACTGTCGTGGTTAATACTAGTGTTATATTTGAAGGATCAACTGATGACGGAAACGAAACAACTTTAGTTGCTTCTGATCCTAATGCAGATAGAACAATAACTTTACCAAATGCAACTGGTACAATTGTTTTAAAAGATACAACTGATACACTTACGAACAAAAGTATTGATAGTGATAATAACACAATTACAAATCTTGTCAATGCTGATATTAAATCATCAGCCGCAATCGCATTTAGTAAGATGGCAGACTTAACTGCCTCAAGAGCATTAGTTTCTGATGGTAATGGCGATGTATCTGTAAGTGCTGTAACATCAACTGAAATAGGATATCTAGATGGCGTAACCAGTGCAATTCAAACACAATTAGATAACAAATCAAGTAAAGCCTTTGCAATCGCTCAAGCAGTCGCATTAGGATAGTTATAAATAGTTAAAAAGGAAGAATAGAATATGGCAGTCCCAAGTACAAAAGCAACATTTAAAGAGTATTGTTTACGAGCATTAGGTAAGCCTGTAATTGATATCAATGTTGATGATGACCAGGTAGATGATAGAATAGATGAAGCGGTTCAATACTTTGCTCAATATCATGTTGATGGTGTTGAAAGAATGTATTTAAAATACAAGGTAACTGCTGATGATATTACAAGAATGACAACTAATGCTTCAGAGTCAGTTACATCTAATTCTATTACAACTACCTATGAAAGAGCAGACAATTTTATTGTTGTTCCTTCATCGGTTATTTCTGTTGTCAATGTTTTTTCTTTATCTGATAGAGCAAACTTAAATATGTTTGATGTTCGATATCAATTAAGACTTAACGACCTATACGATTTTTCTTCTACAAGTATTGTGCATTATGAAATGACAATGCGACACCTAGATTTTCTTGACCATATTTTAGTGGGAGAAAAACCAATGAGGTTTAATCAACTATCAAATAGATTATTTGTCGATATGGATTGGGGAGTTGATATAACAGCAGGTGAATATTTAATTTTTGAAGTTTTCCGTAAATTAGATCCAGATACATTTACTGATATCTATGATGATATATATTTAAAAAGATATGCAACAGCACTAATTAAAAAACAATGGGGACAAAATCTTTCTAAATTTTCTGGTACTGCTATGTTAGGGGGAGTTACTCTCAATGGACCTGAACTATTTTCTACAGCAATTGCAGAACAACAAAAATTAGAAGAAGAAATAAGAAGTAATTACGAAGAACCTCCTCATATGCAACAAGGATAATAAATGCCCACGAATGTCTATTTTGACACAGGCACAACATCTGAGCAAAGACTATACGAAGATTTAATAATCGAACAGCTCAAGATTTATGGCCAAGATGTCTATTATTTACCTAGAAAGATAGCAAACAAGGATACAATCTTTGGAGAAGATCCTGCTTCGTCTTTTAATGACTCTTACATCATTGAGATGTATGTTGATAATGTTGATGGGTATATGGGCGAACAAGAAATTATTAAAAAGTTTGGTTTAGAATTAAGAGATGATATTGTATTTACTCTATCTAAATTAAGATGGGAAACATTAGTATCAAACAATAGTGATTTAGTTGCTGGTCGACCACAAGAGGGTGATCTGGTTTATTTCCCAACTACTAATGCATTTTTTGAGATACAGTTTGTTGAACATGAACAACCGTTCTATCAACAAAGTGCTTTACCAACTTATAAATTATCATGTACTCGATTTGAATATAGTTCAGAAAGACTTGATACAGGTATCTCTACAATTGATAGTGTTGAAGATAGTTTATCAACTGACACAATGCAATTTCAGTTTAGTCTAGAGAACGAAACAGGATCATTCGTATTAGAAAGTTCGGTTGGTGCGATTGATTATATAATTAATGAGGACTTTACAATGGCAACACAATCACCTACCGATCAAGGTCAGATATTTGAAACACAAGCGGGTACAAATACATCATCAACTGATGACGATATATTAGACTTTAGCGAAAGAAATCCATTTGGAGAGGTTGACGAATACTAATGTTTGGAGATCATTTTTATCATAAACAGATTCGTAATACTGTTATTGCCTTTGGTACAATTTTTAATAATGTGAATATTAAGCGATTGGATTCTAGCGGGAATCCTATACAGACGCTTCGTGTTCCCTTATCATATGCACCGAAAGAAAAATTCTTAGCAAGATTAGACGCACAGCAAGATTTAACTGGAGACGATTCAAAAGTGGCAATCACTCTACCTCGAATGTCATTTGATATAACTGGTTACAGTTATGACGGAAGTCGAAAGTTAAATAAGAATCAGAGATTAGGACGTGTTACAACAAATTCTGATACAACAAGATTAAACACTCAATACTCACCTGTACCTTATAATGTAAATTTTGAATTGAATGTTTTTGTTGCAAACTCAGATGATGGTTTACAAATCATTGAACAGATATTACCTTTCTTTCAACCAGACTATACTGTTACTATGATTTTAGATAAGACTTATATGGATACAAAAAGAGATATACCTTTTATTCTAGAGAGTGTTAATTATGACGATAGTTATACAGGTTCACTTACAAGTTTACGAAGAATAATTTACACACTACAATTTACAGCAAAGATTTATTTGTATGGTCCGATTAGTCAATCAGCAATTATTAAGAAAGTATCTGCTGATCTATATACAAATACAGCCGACAAAGCACCACCAAGAAGTGAGAGGGTTACAGTTACACCTAATCCTACCTCTGCTGATAAAGATGATACATATACATATACAACAACCCTTGAATTTTTTGATGATGGATTAAATTATGATGAGGCGACAGGTGATGACAAATAATGAGCAACATAGATGATAAACTAAATGAAGTTTTAGATATTGCTAGCGAAGTAATGCCGGCAGAAGTAAAAGAAAATAAACAAGTTATAGTACCAGAAAATAAAGATCCAGATATTGATTTTGAAACTGGTCGAAAAAATCTTTATAGATTGCTTGACAAAGGTAATGAAGCAGTTGATGGTATATTAGAGTTAGCGAAAGAAGGTGAACATCCTCGTGCTTACGAAGTTGCAGGACAATTAATTAAGACAGTAAGTGAAGTATCACAAAATCTTTTAGACTTACAAGATAAGTTGAAGAAAGTAAAAGATATACCTGATAGAGGACCAAAGAATGTTACTAATGCATTGTTTGTTGGGTCAACAACCGAATTACAAAAAATGTTAAAGGAAAAGAAATGATTTTCTTTCGAGTAGGATTAGAAGAAGTAATTACACTACCACCACCTAAGATTTCAGATATAGTTGAAGTGGAAGAGGTAAAGAAAATTGTCAATCTGAGATCAAGAGCAGATGTTGAGTCTATCTTAAATCATGACCAGGTACCATTTTATGCTATTCGTAAAGTTTGTAATAAACATGGTCTAGAATTTCATGAGCATGAGTTTAATCAAATAATTGAAGAATCAGCAATCATAATTCGTAAGTTTAAAGATCGTTTTAATAGAGATAGACCAGTTGAAGTTTATCCCCAACTAAATACTTTACCAAGTAAAACAAATAAAACTAGGTCTTATCCTAGTGGACATGCTGCTCAATCAATGATAATTGCAAAGTATGTAGCAGGTAAAGTGCCAAAAATAGAAAAAGAATTAATGGCCGCAGCACATGAATGTGGTTACGGAAGAGTCATAGCAGGTTTTCATTATCCTTCAGATTTTGAAATCGGTAATTTACTTGGTGAGAAGATGTATATTTTTATGAATAAGGAAGATTACAAAAAAGCAAATGAATAAAGATCAATACTTAGGTAACCCAAATTTAAAAAAAGGTCATACTAAATCAAGATTTTCTAAAGAACAGATACAGGAAGTTTTGAAGTGTTTAGATGATCCTAAATATTTTATAACAACTTATTTGAAGATTGTTACAATCGATAAAGGACTTGTGCCTTTTGAGATGTATGATTTTCAAAAGAATATGGTTGATACATTCCATGAGAATAGGTTTACGATATGTAAGTTACCTAGACAGAGCGGTAAATCAACTATCATAGTTTCATACCTCTTACATTATGTATTATTTAATGACAATGTGAATGTTGCAATACTGGCAAACAAATCTTCTACGGCAAGAGATTTGCTAGGGCGATTGCAACTGGCTTACGAACATTTACCCAAATGGATGCAACAAGGCGTTCTCAACTGGAACAAAGGTTCAATCGAATTAGAAAACGGAAGTAGAATCGTAGCGGCGAGTACATCTTCTAGTGCTGTTCGTGGTAGTACCTTTAATATAATATTCTTAGATGAGTTCGCCTATGTACCCAACAATATAGCCGAAGAATTTTTTAGTTCAGTTTATCCTACAATCTCATCTGGTAAATCATCAAAGGTGATGATTGTATCCACACCACATGGTATGAATATGTTTTACAAGATGTGGATGGATGCAACAAACAATAAGAATGATTATGTACCCACGGAAGTTCACTGGAGTGAAGTGCCAGGTCGTGATGAAGCATGGAAAGAACAGACAATAAGAAACACTAGTGAGGCACAATTTCAAACAGAGTTTGAGTGTGAGTTCTTGGGTAGTGTAGATACACTTATCAATCCAAGTAAGATAAAGACTATGGCAGTTATAGATCCTAAGAGAAGTCCTATGGGACTTGATGTATATGAAATGCCGATCAAAGAACACACATACACAATGACCGTTGATGTATCAAGAGGACTATCGAATGATTACTCAGCGTTTTGTATTGTAGATGTTACACAAACACCATATAAATTAGTTGCGAAGTTTAGAGATAATG